TATAATTGCCGAAACGCCAAAATACTCACAGTTATGAAACAAACAGTTTCTATTTCTGCTCCCGACATCAATGTCGCTAGCAAATCTTCAGCTATTCAATTGTGGCTGTACTCAGAGAACGCATTGTTCTCAATGGTCATGGAAGATTCCATAAACAATCTTCAAATGTTATTGATGGGCCACGCCTGTCTTTCATTCTCCGCGCTGATATGTGCCTCATGTGTGTCCGTGGTTCCTGCGTTGCTCTGCCTTCCATGGTTTGCCACTTCGTTGTATTTATGCCGGAAAGGAGGTCTGCGATGAAGACTGACATATTAAAACTGGCTGAAGAAAAATCCAGTATGCCTGAAGATAATTTCTTTACCATCGAAGGTGTAAAACTCACGGATGAAGCGGTGGATCTCCTCTATGATTTGCAGGACGATAAGAACAGCAACATAGAAAGCCTTCTTAATGGTATCTATGAAGTGGAGGAAATAGTCCTCAACCCTGAAGCTGGCTCTTCCTATGGTGAACGCCTGGTCATGATGCAGACTCTCCGGGACATCCGTCATTTGCTGGATCTGCTTAAAGTCCGTTCCGCACCCGGTCATTGATTGCATTCGCATGGCTTCAGACATGCGGCAGATCATTTATCTTAATACAACAGGGAATATGGTAAAAAATAATAATACCATATTCCCTGTTCTTTTATAGTAAAAATCCCCCGTACCCCCTTTTTTTAAAGAAAACATAGACACACGCATTTTTGCACTCAGAGTTTTGCAAAAAATGCGACCAACAGACCAACAGACCAACATTTCAAAAATATAAAAATAGCCTTTAAAACGTAACTATCTCATTTATAATATAATATATATAATTTATAAAGTAATAATATATATATAATATGTGTTGGTCTGTTGGTCGTTGTTGGTCGTAGTTGTTTTTTGTTGGTCGGACTGTTGGTCTTCCGTTTTTAGGCATTTGTCAATAATTTAGTAAAAATGAGGGTAAACTATACCTTATGTTGGTCGTGTTGGTCGCTGACCAACAATATAAATATATAAGGTATAGTTTGTTTATTGGCTGAAAATCACTAACTTTGCTTTATACTAATAGCCCATTGTTGGTCTGTTGGTCTGTTGGTCGCAAAAATAAGAACTTTCAACTAAAAAAAATAAAAGTATGATCACTACCACAATTAACATCACTCCCTATTTGGCGGAATATTTGCGCGGAAAATATGCCTCAGGTTCAAATGACCCGATAAATATTCCCGACAATTCAGATCTGTATCATGTGATATGGAATTATATGTCCCGTCGTCCCAGTAATATGCCGCATACGGATGGCAATATTGTATTGGCCCTGCCTAACCGGCGCGAGGGAAAGAATCCCGAAGTGTACAACTATCTGTCCGCGCGTGCGGTGGCGTATATAGAACTTGCCATCCGTCGTGAGTTCAACGAGGAGCTGCACGCCACCCTGTTGGATAATGACCAGCGCGGACACCTGTTCGACAACAATGCCGTTGTCTATCAGTTTCTGTGCACCTATGGCATTGAATCCGTATCTGAAGAAGCACTGTTGAAGAACTATTATCGGTGGCGTGAGAACTTGCGTAAACGGAAAGCCCGGCGCGAAAGGAAGAAGGATATGATACAGGTTATCTAATATGGTTAAATAATATTAAATCAATAACCGACCAAGTGTATCGTTTTGTCCGTTTTGACGGTAAAACTGTCCTCTATATGGCGGTGAATGGCGAACTCGTTAATTATCAAAATGTTATGAATCAGCGAAATAAAGAATTCTCTATTGTCGTTACTTTTGTCCCCTCAGGTGCTATGAATCAGGAACAATATGTTTTTCTGGCCGAGGAGTTTTCATTTGAACCCGTGGCTTCGGACAATGCTTCGGGAACTAGTTTCAATTGTGACAAGGAACTTGTCATATCACGTCCTGATAGCAGTATATTGAGGGAGTTTTCCATCTTCCGTTCCGGCATATTGTATTTTCGTGATACTTCCGGTAACAGCTATGGGGTTGGAGATGCTGACATTCCTGCCAGGGTGTGCCTGTCTCCCCAGCTTAATTCGGCACGGCTTACAATGAAGTGCACCATGCTGAAACCGCCCGTCTTATAGTCTTTTTTATATATATAAGGTATGGATATTTTTGTAAAAACAAAAAAATAGAATGACACAGTCACAGAAATATCTTCAGCAGCTTCTCTTATCCCGACAAGGATTGCTCATTACGGCAGAGGGTTATGCCTCTGTCGTAGCTGAAGCATTCCCTAATGTTCACGATTCCGATTCTGTAGAAAAGGGACATGCTGAGATGCTGTATACCGAGGTGATTTCCGGTGCCTTGGATTTATGCTCCTCTCAGGTCCGCATGGTTTTTCCTGACAAGGATATCAGCATTGTTTCCGATTATGCTTCTGAAGAACTTCCCGATAACAGTATTGCTTACTATCCCGTGTTCGGTGTAATCACATCAAACAGTTGGTGGCGTTTTTCCAGCAAACAGTTTGAGAAGGATCTGCTGGCATCCGAATCCAATCCTGCGATCATTGCACATTTTGTTCATATAGACAGTCCGGGAGGCGAGGCATTTTACATGGACCGCCTCTCCGAGACTATGAGAGACTTGAGTAAGCCGGTGGTTGTTTTGGCCGAGCGCGTATGTGCGTCTGCCGGTTATCTCATCGCCTGTCATGGCACTAGAATTTTTGCCGCTACCGGTTATGACAAGATAGGATCTATCGGGACAATGGCCGAGGTCTGGGACTATTCCGAATATTTTAAAAAAATGGGTATAGAGGTGCATACGTATCATGCTTCCGCATCGGATCTTAAGACCAAGCTTATGGATGACGCGGCTTCCGGTAAGGGTGATGAGTATGTGGAACGTATGCTGAATCCTCTTAATGATATGTTCTTGTCCGAAGTTCGTTCCACCCGTCCGGCACTTAAGGATGCTCCTGATGATGAGCCTGCTCTTCGCGGGGATATTTACCTTACGGACGAAGCGATCGGAAAAGGTTTGATAGATGCAAGGGCCACTCTGACAGAAGCCATATTGGAAGCATCCCGTCTGGGGCGTGAGTATGCCGACATTCAGCGGGCCAAAAGCCAGTTATTAAGTATAATTTAATTAGTATCACAATGAAATTTAAAGAAAACGTACAGAAAATTCTTCAGAAGCTTGGTTTCGCTGGCTCCGAGGAATCCCTGAAGGCTCTTACGCCGGATGAATGGAAACAGTTTTTTGCCTCCTATCATGAGGAGTTCGGAACGGATTTTCATACCGATATGCAGGCCTACCAGGATGAACAGCGTGCCGTTCCCGACCAGGCACAGATCAATGAGGCGTTCAGCGTATTGTCAGGATTGATCAATCCGAAACAAAATGTGGAAGGCGCTGCCACGCATGGAGTACAGGATACGAAAACAGAGCAGCCTACCGCACAGCAGGTACTTGATATGGCGAAAGCTGTATCCGCTACCTTTATGGCTATGGGTAATCATGCGGCTGATGATGTCCCTATGACTACGGTTGCCGGTTCGGTTGTAGGATTTACAGGTTCCGGAGACCGTGAGAAATTCCTTTTCGGAATTGAGCACGAATTCTTTTCAATGGATAAACCATGGAATCGGTTCACAGCCAATCCTGCGTCAGACCAGCGTCTGGGAGATAAGAAGATAGCCGCGTCTTTCGGTGCTGAAGTGGAAGCCTATTCTTCTTCATTGGCTGAGCGTTACAGCTATTTGCAATCGCATAACCAGCTAAACCCGGAAAAATTGGCGGCGGGTGAGTTTGCCACCGATTATTCCCAGGTTACGGGAATGAAGGGTGGAGACCAGTATCTTATCCGTCGTCAGGATGCCATTATAGCCCGTGTGCTTTCCATCCGCCAGCTTACCCAGTATTTCCCTGTTCGTTACGGTATTCAGGACCGTGATGTCATTTTCAACGCTTTCTTTGGCGAAGTGTCACAAGCATACCAGGTAGGCGAGGTTTATAAAGGTGATATGGAGATTGAACCGGAGATGGGATATGTGGACGATGCCATGATCAAGATGAAGTTCGGTCCTATGAAGGAACTGGAACGCATGTATATAGGCTACCTTAACCGTGAAGGTTCGGATCCGATCAAATGGTCTATGATTGAATATGCCATTATGGGATCTCTTGAAAACGCGCAGCGTGAACAGAATATGCGCCGTATGAGAGGTTTGTATGTGAAGCCTGAGACGGGTGTAGCCGGTTCCTATCTAAATGCCGGTACCGGAGTGCTCTATACCCTTATCCGTCTGCACCACGAACATAAACTGTTGTTGACAGACAATGTTGCATACCGTACTTATGACGATGCCAACATGCTGGAAACCGTACAGGAATTCTACAAGGAAATTCTGGCCAAAGTATCTGAGGATATGAGCCTTGACCAGCATGTAATGTATCTGAACGAAAACCACAAGCAATGGTGGATTCAGAATGTCCGTGAAGCTTATGGCCAACAGCAGGACTTTACAGGACCGAACAGTTACCTTAATATCATACCGGACAGTTCTACCAATATGCGTATCATCTGGCTGCCTTATTTAGGTCAGTTGCCGTTCATGATGATGCAGGTTCCCGGTAATATCCAGTTCCTTGAGAATCTTCCCGGTGAAATGCTTGCCATGCAGACAGAAATGCAAATGGAGATGGTTCGTGGATGGTCTACCTGGAAAGAAGGATGTTCGCCCGCATTTGTCGGCCGTAATTTCTCTTCTGCCGATAAACTGAAGGAAAATGACTATTTGTGGCAGCAGATCTTCCTGAATAAACCTTCCGTAATCTTGGATGCGGATGCCACAACAGCTGACGCATCGAAAGGATTCTGGTTTATTTCTGGAACCAATACCGGTGAAAAGAAACTGACAGCGATCAACAAAGCCAAAAAAGGCGTGGCTTACATTGTAGAGTGTGGAAACAAAACCAATGTGACCGGAATTGACAAGGCGGGTTCTTTTGACAGTATTTCCGAAGCATGGACTCCGACAGCTGTAGGAGATTATATCATGGTCATGCTGAACAGTCAGAACAAATTCATAGAGTTGGAACGCTGCATTGGTGGCGTTCGCAAAGTCAATAAGACAGCGCAGCCCAATGTACCTGGAGCTAGATAATTTTTTTGGTTGGTTATTAAAAAGGTTTTTAAATCGGGGGCGGGTGTGGTAGCCCGCCCTTTTTATTAAACAGAAAATTTATGAAAACAAGAATTAATTCCCGCATATTTTTATTTCAACTGGCGGTGCTGGTTGTAGTGCTCTCCTTGAGCTTTGTTTTTGATTCCTCTGCCGATACTGCCGTCGGGTTGTCAATGGCTGTCACCGGAATGATGACTATTGGTGATATTGAGGATGTGTCCGACCGTCAGACCCATGGATCGAACATTGCATATCAGATTTATCTGATCAGTATTGACCAGGTGGATAATTCTCAGTTGTTTCCGGCTCCCAATGCCAACAGGGAAGTAGGGCAGGTTCCGATGAAGAATGGTGAGTATATGAAGTACTTTGTATGTCATACCATCCCCACTTTTGTAGGCAATGGTGAGAAAGGGGATATTACCACTTCCGGAACCAATCAGTTTGTGGCGGTTATGGGTGGACAGCGGGACAAACTGCTTTCTTTCACGGAAGAATATGCGGGTGGCAAGTTTATCATTCTCTTCAAAGAAATTGAAGAAAGCCAGTGGTATATCATCGGTTCTTATGACCGCCCGATGATTCTTCAAACGTTTGAAAACAAGCATGACGCAGACGGACGTTATGTGACATTTACATTTCAACGTACTTCCATTTCACAGTATTACAAATATACAGGTGCTATTGTACGCCAGCCTGCCAAATCCAATCCGGTGGATGCCACTAATCTTACCGTTACGCCGGGACAGGACTTGTATTCCATTCCTGATTGTACTTCCTCACCTAAGGCTATTGCTACAGTTTCCGGTCTGGCGGCTAATGATAAGGGACGCTATATAACTCTGATAGGTGAGGGTGTGGAGCATCCGGCTACAGTTGCTGAAAATGAAGTGTTTATTCTTGAGGATGGAGCCACATGGACCGCCCGTGCTGGAAGCCGTATTACTTTCCGCGTAATTGATACTGACACTTTGGTTGAGATTGCCGGATCCCGTATTCAAACTGTTGTCTGATTTTTATAATTAATCCGGTGCGGATATATATGCTTGTTTTACAATGTATTATCATGCACCGGTTAAACTGATAAGTTATGTATTCATTCAAAGAAAAGAAGCTTCATTATAACCGTCTTCAGAACCAGTCCGCCGCTTTGGCCGATCTGAAGCTTTTACGGAGTATTAATCCTGATGCGCCTGTGTTGCCTGCATGGGAGCGATCACCTGAACGTTTTGCAAACAAGATTCTTTATCTTCTGCTTGATTATGCAACGGCAGAACAGATCAGAAAGAACCGGCGCAATCCTGTCAGCTCGGTAAAGGAGAAATTGGAAGAGACAGTACACGAGTTGCAGGAGAAATCGGTCGAATTGAAAGAAACGAAAGATACGGTTCAGGAATTGCAGGAAAGAGTAGAGGAGTCGGAATTTCGTGCGGAAAAGGCGGAAACATCTTTGGACTTTGAGAAAAAAAAAGAGGTTTAAGGAAAGTACAGAAGCATGAAGAATATCCCGCTATTGACTGGGATAATCTTGATGATGAGAATGTACAGACTGCCACCCTTATCTATAATGACCGTGTTGTAAGCTGGAAACGGATGAAACAGATAGACGAACGTATGGATGCTGACAATATTACCAAGGATGACATATTTTCCCTTGTCCATCTTCGCATCCGTAATTTGCAGGCTTTCTCAGAACTTAGAGCCTATAATGATACCGGTTCTTTCCGTTTCCTTCATCCTCTTATAGCAGGGCGCAGTGAACGTGCCTTGCTGGCTTCCCTTCTTGAAAAGGATCCTCAGGAATTTCTCCGCAAACACCGCAATGTGCTTGACAGTATACGGCGTTATGAAGCGTATTTGAAAAATCCCGAACGTGAATCCCGACGGAAACAGGACAGGAATTTGTTACGCAAGTATCGTGATCGTGAAACATTGTTTAGAGATATACTCAATGAAAAGACTAAAGGTTGATTTTATGGCTGTTTCCCTGTTCCTTACCATGGTGGGGATGATAGCCGGTATTTCAGTATTAATATGCTGTTTGCTATGACTGGTAATAAGGATATTGTAATTGTCAGCGATGATTATCTGCCACGGGTACGTACCTATGCCATTATGGGGTATAGCCGTGAGCGCGTGTGCCGCCTGTTGGAGTTGCCGCGGAAAATGCAGATGGCATTGGCTGTCCGGCTGTCGTTGCCGGGAGATGTGTTCTATGAAACCTATGAGTCGGGACTGGCTCAAGGGGAGAAGAATATTGATATGGAACTGGCGAAGAAAGCGGAAAACGGGGATATTGATGCCATTGAGCTTCTTGAAGAGAGAAAGAATGAACGTTATTTTAAGGATTTGCGTAAAGAACTATTTGGAATATGACCGTACTTGAGCGTCTTGATAAGATACATCCCGATATGATTTCAGGATTTCTCACTACCGGAAAGTGTAATGGCATTCCGGAAGATGTGCAGAAATTTTTGAAACAAATACAATGGGCGGCAGAAATATATGAATATGAGCCGAATATAACCCGTGCTTCCAAGAAATTGCGTCTGCGCATTAATGCGGAGCAGAAGTTGGCTTTGGATGAACGTACCTGCAAGGAACGTATCTATCAAGCCATTAATTATTTTAATGTCGATAACAATGTCAGCGAGAAGGTATGGGAGAATCACTATGCGGACAAGCTGGAATCCATGGCGCAGTTATGTGCGGCCAAGGGGGATATGAAAACGATGGCTGCATGTATCGAAAGAGCCAGCGAGCATCGGATTCGTGCCGCCCAGATAGCAGAGGCTGCTACCAATCTTGGTATTACTTTCATTATTGATCCTAACCTTCGTCCGGAAGATATGGGATTGGAAAGCAAATCACTGAAAGAGATAGCGCGTAAGCATAACGAAGGGTTTTATATCCAACTTATCGACGGTCTTCCTATTGATAAGAGGGAAAAGAAACGCTTGTTGCGGGATGCCGATATTCAGGATGTAGAGGAAATTTTAAATGAAGAGTAATCATGAGTCAGAACGATATATCCAATGATGAATTTTCAATGGAGATGGAACGTATCTACATGAATTCCATGCAGGTAATGGTCAATCTTCTTGATCCTAACAAAGTGGTGGTGGAAGCTGCACGTGCGTCAGGTAAAACGAGTGAGGTTACAGTAAACCGCATTGTTCGTGTGGCAGACAGTATGCCGGCCGAGTTGTCATTTTTAGCGCATCGTACCTATGTTGCGTTGCTTACCAATATATGGCCTAACATTCAGGCTGCTTTTTCCAGGCAGATTACGGTTAACGGTCGTCCCCGTTGTATGCTGGAATATGGCATTGACTATATTGCGGGAGAGTCGAAGATTCCAGAGCATTTCCGGAAGCCGCGTTATCCAATTTCTTATCCCAAGCATAGCATCCTGTTCCGAAACGGTCATCATATCCAGCTGGTAAGTTCTGACCAGCCGGACTCAGTGGCGGGTAGAAGTGGTGTTCATGCTTTTGTAGAAGAAATGAAACACAATGACGGAGAGAAACTCAAGACACGTCTGTTTCCTTCTCTTCGTGGATCTTCTGCGGAAATTCGTAAAAGCCCATATTACCAGGGATGGACCGGGGTTTCTGATACTGCCCGTGTGGATTTGAATGAGGACGACTGGTTTGAACGGTATGAAGATCAGAACAATCCTCAGCTTCTTTCCGAAATAGCCACAGTAGCTGTTCATGTGAATAAAGCGGTTTATAAAAGAATGGAACTTCTTACTGCCCAAAAGAATACCACCAACCCGGTCACGCTTGAAAAGATACGCCTGGAACTGAAGAAGTATGACAGACAGATATCCATGTGGACACCGCGTTTGGCTGATATGCGGCGCAACGCCACATTGTATATCCGGGCCAGTTCGTTTGTCAATAAGGACATATTGGGACCTAAGTTTTTTAAAACTCAGCTTGACACATTGGATATGGACGAATTTCTTACTGCTATATGTGCTGTCCGTCATAAGTCTGTGGTTAACAAGTTCTTTGCAAATTATGATAAAGAAAAGCATCAATTCTCTGACGGGTATATTTATGATTCTATCATGAAACTTGATCTGAAGGATCATTTTATCATCACTGCCCGTTATTTGAAATACTACGACAAGAGTGCTCCGCTGTATATAGGGTATGATCCCGGACATTTCTCAAGCCTGGTATGTGGGCAACCCAAGAAGTACGGGAAGGAATTCAGGCTGTTGAAAGAGTTCTTCTGTTTCTATCCGGATGAGCAGCCGGAGCTTGCTAGACAGGTTTATGAGTTTTTCGGGCGTGACTGCCGGAACAAACGTATTGTTTTATATCCGGACAGGGCCGGTAACAAACGCAGGGAGGAACTGGAGCAGATAACGACTGACAGCCGAGCATTGAAGAGGGAACTGGAAAGCTACGGGTTCGAAGTGCAGCTCATGAACGAAGGACAGGCCACAATCTATCATTGGCAGCAGTTCAAACTGATGTTGCTTTTGTTTGGTGACAGAAGCAATGCTTTGCCTCACGTTTTTATTGACGAAAATGAATGCCCTAACCTTTGTAGTGCTATACCTCTTTCACCACGTAAGAGCACCAACGGACGTATAGAGCTGGACAAGAGCAGCGAGGTTAAGATACCACTTCACCGTCAGGCTGGACTGACAACACAGATTCCTTCTGCATTCATTTATCTGATGTACGGTCTGTATGGGGATGCTGTTCTTAACGAATTGACCAGCATTCCTGATGATATTCCGGATAATTTCAGCTTATAATTAAAGTTCGGCTTAAATAGTAAGTTCAATTGATTTAATATAAGTGTCTGTTTGACATTTAAATAAGCATTATGTAAATCATGGATAAACGATTGACTTTTTGAAAAATTTTTGAACTTTTTTCAAGAGACGATTGACCCCACGCCGCGCTGATAAAACCGATTGCACAGCACAGGGGGGAGATGGGTGGAAATATGATTCTTCCCTTGAGATTTCGTCTTTTCTACTGTATCGGAAAACGAATAAATTCGTAGCATGGAAGAGGTAATAGATCATAACGTAATGATGTCGGGTGCACAGGCCATGCAATGGGCCAGGGAGATATCCAAGCTGCCCGATGGATGCTTTACCATAGCATTCTATCCATGCAGTCTGCAACATCATGAGGCATCCACTAAGATCATAGTAAAGGACGGTTGCAGATGGCGAACCCAATTGCCTCATGAACGTTTCAGTGTGGACAGTGATAACTTCTTCCTGTTTACCGACAAGGACGGAGAACCCCGTATGTGTTACACTATATTGATACGCTATATGGGATTCCCGCAAGATGGATTTAAACTACATAAAATAGATTGGTTATCATGAGTCAACAGAGTAATATAGAGATGCAGGGATGCCTTGGCGTGTACGTTAATGACAACAGTGTGATATCTTTCCAGCTGGGAGAAGGGAGTATGCAGGATGCCTTGCAGCGTAACCGAACTGTATCTGTTAATCCGGTGGCATTGGAAGGACAGGTGAGATGGCTTACGGTTAAAGGGTATAACATCGCTTCTCGTGGCTGGAACAATCTGAAATGCCAGGAAGTGGCGAGCGATATCAAGCATAACAGGCTGCTTCCAAGATTGATAACCAAACAGGTCAATATGCTGTATGGCTCCGGACCGGCTGTCTATAAGACGGAACTTGTTGATAATAAAGTCAAGAGAACTTGGATTATGGAACCCAGTATACAGAGATGGCTGGAAAGCTGGGAGCAGAACGGAATGGAGCAGGGATACCGGGCGTTTGCAAAACAGAACATCAAAAACTATTATTATTTTCGCGATTTCTTTGTAAAATGGCGGTTTTCAGCAGGAAAAGGGATTGTTCCGGGCGTACTGCCGGTTGCTGGTCTGGAAGCCATGGAGAATAAGGATTGCCTTTTGGCCACCACCCGGACGGATGTGGCTTATGATATGGTTTATTATAAGGATTTCACGGCTATAGCTGTTGGTAAGTTTATCAATGGAATCAGTACCAGTTTGCGTATTTATCCTAAATTGCGTATGCAGGATGTACCGCGATACAGGTTCGCTGCTGTTTCCCATCATCGTGAGAAGTCCATTGATAATTTCTATGGAGAGAATGAGACACACGAGGGAACACAGCCTTATATCAAGGGTTCCAATGAAAATGCGGTATATATTAACAGCTTTCTTCGTAATTCGTTGGCTGCTAAAATACATATCATCATTCCTAACGCATGGGTGAATTCGAAGAGAACCCAGATTACCAATCTTTGCAACGAAAACAAGGAACGTGCTTCGAAACAGGAGAAACTATTGCTGTATAATGGACTGGAGATTGGAACTGAGTTCAAGGAGTCTACCTTGATCCGCTATATAAAACAGGAATTGGATAATATATCCGATTACTTGTCCGGAGCCGATAACCAAGGAAAGGCTTACGCGACTTTCAGCTTTCGGAACGGAAGCAGCGGGGAAGAGGAGCGATGGAAGATAGAAACCGTCGATTTAAAATATAAAGAATACATTGATGCGATAATCAGCTATGATAAACGTGCTGACGAAGTATTGCTGTCAAGTGTCGGGCTGGATTCTTCCATCTCATCAGTCAGCAAGGACGGTGTAATTAGCAAGAGCGGAAGTGACGCTTATTACAACTATTTGATTTATCTGCTCCAATTGGCACCGGAAGATGAGATCGTATGTGAACCGTTCAATCAGGCTATCCGTATTAACTTTCCTGAATTGTACGAACAAGGTTATCGGATAGGCTTTTACCGGGAAATCCCATCGCGTCAGGAAGATGTATCACCGTCTAACCGTCTTAATAATCAGCAGCCATGAATGTTTTAGAAGAATTGTTTATAGATGTGGCCCAGTTCCACCTTTATTCCCCTTATGCGGAGAGTAACATGAATTTCAAGGATCTTGCATCAAGTGCCATGAGTGCCATTAAGCAGGTTCAATCCGTCATATCTCCTGATATCTACAAGAAGATAGCAGCAGGAGAGGATAACGATGAAAAGGATGCATTAAGAAGTGCCGTGGCTAATCTGACATTGGCAAAACAGCTTATATTCAATGTACTGTCACTTCGTAAATCGGATGTGGATATCTACAAGAACGAGCAGGAGCAGATGCGCAGGGCCTATCGTGATAATTACTATAATGCAATGGATACGTTACTTCAGTTGCTTGATTCGGATGAGGAATGGAAGAAGACCAAGACTTATAAGGCTTTGGAAAACCTTAAGTTGAAGACTACTTATGAATTCGATGCATCTTATCCCATTGATAATTCATTCCTGTATTTTTTCAGATGTGTTCCGATCCAGCAGGAGGCATTGGATGATTATGTATCAGGCTATTATGAGCGTTTGCCGGAAAAGGATCAGACAAACCGTCGAAAATTGGACAGATGTCTGGCTAAAATAACAGTGGCATTGTCGTTACGAAGATTTGATATCCTTGAATTTCCGTCAACCATCCGTAATTTGTTTGAAGATTCAAAAGTTATGCGTTACGGTACCCAGGAGCAGGAGAGGATGTTAACTTTATCTGATGATCTGATGTCACAAGCCTTGGAAAGCCTTAAAAATATTGATTTGTCTTTATCCGGAAATACGGATGTTGATATAGTAACTGAAACATCTTTCAATCGTCCGGACGATAAAATTTATTTGATGCCATGAGAAAAGATATTGAATTTACCCTGAAAGGAAGCGTGTATTCCATTCCAAACAGTTGGGAAGGGTTGAACACTTATCAATTTAAAGAACTGGTTGCGGACCTGATTTCCATGTCCGCAGGTAAACTTTCTGCCGGTCTTGTGCGTGTGCGCCATATATGCAGGGTGATGGGCTGGGATATCAATAAGATAACCGATGCGGATGCCATGGGAAACATCGCTTGCCTGGCTGAGCAGGTCACCTTTCCTTTTCTGATCTGTTATCCGGATAATGATGCGGCACTGGCGGATCTTGACACAGACTCTTATGAGCTATGCAAGCGTGTCCCGCCGGAAAGGCTGACTGGGATAACTATATCCCGCTATCTGTCACGGCTTGATTATAAGTTTGTGGTAGACTCCTGTTTTTGCAAACAATTTATAGGATCTGTCCATATTGACGGGCAGGATGAACCTTGTCTTGGTTATACCATTGATACAGGATTCTCTATGCTGACAACCTCATTGACGGCACAGCAGTTTATTGACGCGCGTGAGCTGGCGGATTGCCGGGATGATCAGCTTCCCCTGCTTGCTTCCATCCTGTATTCTTCACTACCTTATGAAAGTGACAAGGCGCATCAACGTGCCGTTCTTTTTTCAAAAGTGGATATTAAAACATTGCAGGCCATCCGTTTCAATTTCAAAGGATTCATCAATTATTTGTTCAGTCGTACAGAATACAAGATTCTTACTAAAATCATACCGGGAAAGGAATCAGTGATAAGCACAGGGGCACAGGATGCTCTGTACGGCTTGAGTGCTGACGGATATGGAAATTTGCGTGAGATATCCCAGATGAGCGTCTTGCAATATCTTGGGATCCTGAGAAAGAAGATGATTGAATCCGTGCGTAGCCTTCATGCCTCCAAAATGGATGTTGCTGAGATCGCTAATACCACCCGGTTACCAATTGATGTTATAAATGATATACTATGATTCTTGAGTATTTAAAATATTTTTCCCGGTTTCCTGCCCGTGACGGGGTTCTGGATATGTTTATTAACGGAAGTTCCGAACTTTATGAGTATGAGGAACTGAAAGGGTATATAGCCGGTATGTCCGAGCCTTTGGTTCCTGATATATCCAATTTTGTTTTCGGGCAACGTTTTGAGGATGTTAAAAAACGGGTGGATGCCCTGATAGGAACTTATCTGTTCTGTGATTTTGGAGAGATACAAAGCTCTCAGGACAATATAGGTTCCATAGAGGATACGCATAAGCGTGCGGTGACGGTTGCGGTCAAATTAGGAAATAAATCTGATATGGTAGAGGTTGCCATTCAGAGTGACCGAACGTTGAAACTATTGAATCAGGTACGTGCTTATATGATGTATGATTCCCGTTATATGTCATGGCTCAAGCCTATATCGGATAATCAGACGATTGTGCCTTTTGTGTCGCCTGAACTGTCATCAATAGGCTGGAGCATGAGCTTTGTCGCATCGGCTCCCGACTGGATGAATGTAAAAGAAATAATGAAACACATAACTTAAAACAGATATGAATACAAGTTCTAAAATTACATTTTCGGTATTCATTACCGAATTTTATAGTCTGATGTGGGATATGAGATGGTTGATGCTGCTGGCTTTGATTCTTATTTCTACAGATCTATGGTGGGGCATCAGCAAATCCAAACGAAGGATGGAGGAAGTGCGTATAAGCCGGGCTATCCGGAGGACTCTTATAAAAATGGGGGATTACGTATGTATAATTCTATTGGGGGCGGTTTTAGGAAAAGCGATTGGTGAACCTTTGGGCATTCCTTATTCCACTATTTCCGTATGCTGTATGCTGATAGCCTGTTACTGTGAACTTGAAAGTGTGATCAGTAATTACTGCGAATGTAAAGGTCTGCATTACCATATAAGTCTTTGGAGCGTCTTTAAGGGACTGGTCGGATTGAAAAGTAAAGAATTGAAGAATGTTATTAATGAAATAGAAAATGAAAGCAAACATGAAAATCTTAATTGACAATGGTCATGGAGCCAACACACAAGGCAAGCGTTCTCCGGACGGTCGTTTGATTGAAGCGTTATATACCCGTGAAATTGCCATCCGTGTGGAGCATGAATTGTGTAAGAGGGGGTATGAGACACTTCGGATTGTGCGTGAGGAAGTTGATGTGCCGCTATCGGAGAGATGCCGCCGAGTGAATGATATTTGTTCCGAATTTGGGAAGAGTAATGTTCTTCTGGTATCCATCCATTGCAACGCCGCCGGAAATGGGGCACAATGGATGCAGGCTCGTGGATGGGAGGCATGGACCAGTATAGGGCAGACAAAAGCGGACAGGCTTGCTGATTGTCTGTATGCTTCGGCTGACAGATTTCTTCCTGGAATGACGATTAGAAAAGATCTGGCTGATGGTGATCCGGACAAGGAGAGCGGATTCTATATTTTAAAACATACGGAATGTCCGGCTGTATTGACGGAAAACTTATTTCAAGACAATATGGAAGATGTGGCTTTCCTTTTGTCTGAAGAAGGGAAACAGGCTATAACATCCCTTCATGTCGAAGGAATAATTAAATTCATTGAACTATGAAGCTTATACCTTGGATCTTGATAGTCTTGTTAAGTGTCATGCTGATGCTTTCATGGTGTTCCCGCCCGGCTGATTATTCTGGGAAGCTTGCGCCGGATACATTATGGACGTTGGTTGTTGACACCATAAGGGATACCATCGTACCTCCGCCTGATGTAGAACATCATGTAAGAGTGGATACCGTTTTGTTGCCGGTATCCATGGAAGATCCTGATGTGGACATAGACTCTACGTTGCCTGACTCCATGCCGGTGATAATCCCGATAATGGAAAGGGAATACCGGACGGATGATTATCGCATTTTGATTAATGGTTATAATCCGGAGCTTAAGTCAGTTGAATTGTATCGCCCTACAATGTTGGGAACTATTAAACAGAGAAATAAACGGTGGGGGATTGGTCTTTCTGCCGGATATGGTATCGGAAGTGGCGGCTTTTCTCCTGTGTTGGCTGTTACTATCAATTACAATCTGTTGCAGTGGTAACAAAAATCCCCGGCTTGCGGTCTTGCTCTTATTCTATTGACAGTCGAATTTGAAAACCTTTGGAGGTGCCGGGGATAGATAAACAACAATGTTTTTAATAAATTGTTTCTAAATTTTACATTATTATGAGCAAGACCGCACGTTTTAATGAAATCCTTGAATCAGTCGCCTCTTTCACGGAAATACATCAGGAATTTATCCTGTCAGACAATCGGGCCGCCGAAGTGGTGGATGCCCGCTGCATTTTGGTAAAACTGTTATCCGAAGAAGGTTTCTACCCTTCCCAAATCAGCAAGTATATGGACCGTACAGAAGCTAGTATCCGGTATCTGCTTGCTTCCTATTCATCCCGAATTTCTGCCAGCCTGTGGATGGAAAAAGATGTCGAAGTTATTCGCAAACATCTTGAAAATAAGTCGAAAGTAATTGGTAAATAAGAAGCAAATAACTGTAATTCAGTTGATTATTATAGTCTGTACCTTTGTGATGTCAGGTTATAGCCTGGCCTAGTAACTTATTAAAACATAATATTATGACTATCAAAGGTATGAACGGTGAGAACTATAATGTCACCGGCCAGGGACAAGGCAATTACAATACTGTCGGAGCGTCAGCAGGTATCGCATCATTTTTGGGTTTGAATGCGGGTAATATTCTGGGAGGCGGCTGTTATAACCGTAATATGGCGGCAGGTCCTGTGGAAGTGATTACTTCGGAAGACAAACCTATCAGCCGTTATGAAGCGGCTATGATGGACAAACTGGCAGCAAAAGATGGAGAGATCGCATTGTTGAAGGCGAACACTTACACTGATCAGAAATTGGCTGATGTGTACGATCGTTTATTGACCCGTATTAATTTGGACAAGAACGAGCAGAATGCCATCAATATGAATCAGGCTGTATACAATGGTACTAATACTGCCACTCTGGCTTGTATGAAACAGCAGATTGCTGATTTGGCTGCGTTAAGTGAACTTGTTGTCCCGCAACGTAAGGTATGTGATACCGGTTGCTGCGGTTGTAACCAGTAAATCTCATTGAAAGGGCGGTTTCATTCCGTCCTTTCCTCTTTTTAAACTCAAACAATATATTACTATGTATACCAATTCACAAATATTATCAGCAGTGCTGAATAAATGGCTGCAACCTGTAGTACAGCAATTCTCCGCACAAAAAATGGGATCGTTCCCTTTTGTGCAGATGATTGAAACTAAATTGAAATCAACAGGTTTCGTTAAACCCGGATGGAGTCTTGCTGCGGAATTATCTCCGATAATGCAGAATGTCAGCGGGACTATCATAGAACCTGTCATTAACCGCTATATCTCACAAGTGCCAGATGATGCGTTGCCCGAAATGGCTCACAAAATAGTGGATGATGCCATCAAGAATGGAGGTTTGTCATTGATGGATGGAAAGGTCATTTTTGAAAAGGAAGACATGGAGGAGCTTAAAACCTTGCTTGAATATAACCTGCCTTTGATTCATAGAGAAGAATACATCGTTAAGACAGCGCCTGATAAGGAAGCTGACGGCAGCGATGAACCAAAACCGAAGTCGGACGGTATAAGTTCCGACACAGAATAATTCTTAATATATATCCATTATGATTCAATTGACTCCGATTGCAATCGCTGCTACCAGCCAGCAATATCTGACTAATGTAGTGGAGAACTTATGCCAAGCTTATTGCGCTGAAAATGGTGTGCAACCTACCGGCATAGTTAATTTTACTATCGCAGAACAGCAGACGGTGAATACCCAGACTGTTGTAACCATCAATGCAGCAGTGCTTGTTGCTTACACTCCTAAAGGATCATGCCGTTCTGTCACCAAACAATGGGTTGAGCAGTTTAAGGTAGCCTTTATCGGTGCGGCTGGTGCTGTTCCTACGATTACACTTACTCCTCTTGTTACTCAGGTTACTCCTGAGAATGTGAAGTGCTGTAACCGTGCGTTTGGTGTGAGCTTGGCTACTCCGTTGACCATTTCGGCCACCTTTCCGGCTGCTCCCACAGCTTGATAGGACTTTAGTGCAAAAGTCATTAAAGCCTGTAAAAAAGAAAAGGGAGAAAAAAGTTTGAGTTTGCTCCCCGCTTCATTGTGGGGAGTTTACTTTAATATCAAATAATTATGAAGACTAAAGAAGAAATGATAGACCGTTACCATGATCTTTATGAGAAGATGGTGGCAAGTAAGGATCCGAAGAATATGAAGATATTTGGTGAGACCGAAAAATATATGTTCAAAGCGGTTGCAGCGGCTCATCCTGATCTGGCCGAAAACTGGCTTTCGCATTTGGAGGCTGTTTGTTGGGACAATTATCTTTCCGAACATGAGGCGATGAATATCGGCAAACGTATCGTCAACCAGGATGGAATGAAAGGATTCCATTGGTCCTATGATACTTTTGAAAAAACTGTTGAATCGCTCGGAGGAGTATGTGAAGACAAACCGCATTATAACAGTTATGCTTTATGGGTAACTGCCAATATGATTTATTCGGATCATGCCAGAAGCATTGCGGAAGACATGGGGCATAAATTGCCGGCAGATGTGCCTAATGAAAAAATGGCCTTGTCATGCTATCGTAAAGCTATAGAAAATCTTAAGGATGTGGATTCCGGGTTTCATGTACGGCGGTATTTCAAGCACAAGATGTACGACGATTCAGTTATGTGATCTGGATAAAAAATTAGATAAAATAATCTCCATGATTGAAAAGCTGGACGGTCTGAAAGGTTTCGGCTCCAATGTACTGGCAAATGTTGTAGGAGATATAATCATGGGCAGGTAACTGTAAGGTGTTTTAGAAATAAAGCACCTTTTGTTTATAAATATAGTATTATTTTAATACTGATTGGGGTTTTATTATTAACTTTGCAAAAAATTTTAAAACTTAGATATTTATGAAAAAGTATTTTTTACTACTGATTGTTTCTCTTCTATTTACTTCATGTAAAAGTTATATCCAGATTTATGATGTGGACAGCACCTCAGCCAAAACAAGTAATGAGCAGTTTGTATTTGAAAATGAAGATTGCAAACTTACCTATAATTTTTGGGAAGAATTTGGAAATGCTTCTATGGTATTTACCAATAAGACGGATAAGAACTTATTTGTTTCGTTATCTCAGTCATCTTATATTTTTAATACATATTCTTCTTCCTTTTATCAAGGCGTAGATCAGCATATTGCTGTTCCAAAATATGGATATAGAGATGTGATTAAACGTAAATTGGATAATTATGGAGCAATATTATCTATTCCTAAATTTGCTTATATTACTTTGCGTGATATACCGGTTGTATGTGTGGCTCCCAAATCTTCTAAAGTTATTGGTGATCTAAACATTGTAAAACGATCTTATTCTTTTTGTGATAAGAAAAAGGATAAACCTAAACGCAGATATTCAGAAAGTTATACCGAGAATGACTCTCCTATAACATTTGGCTATAATATGGTATATTCCACAAAAGAGGATTGCAGTGAAATTAAATCTTTGGAAAGCTCTTTTTATGTATCAAGAATTGAAAATGTGACAAAGAAACAAGAAGAGGTTTCTAGTCAGGTTAAAGATTGTTTGGATTATAGTGAAACATCTGTTATTACATTGAAATCTCAATCTCCCAAGCGTTTTTATATAAAGAGGTTTAAAGATGTAAATCCAACCCCAGAACGCAAATATTAATTATTCGATAACAAATTCTTAAGCGGAACTCTAAAAAAGTTCCGCTTTTGTTTTGTCAATCCAAAAATAATATTCACTTTTGTAATGCCAAATAAAACCATGTATATTCATGACGTGAGAGCAACGGTTAATGCTCATAAGAATGGGCTTTTTTTATGCCCAAAGATTAAGATATTGTAGAATTCACAACTTATTGTGAAAAACTACGGCTGTCTTTCCCAACTATTTTTGCTCTACGGAGTGGATTATGGTTTTGTTTGGCGACACGGGAAATGGCAGCCGTTCTTTTTCTGCCTATAATGCCAAACAAAACCATATCATATGAAACAAACAGTTTCTATTTCTGCTCCCGACATAAATGTCGTTAGTAAATTTTCAGCTATTCAAACCTGGCTGAACTCAGAGAATACACTATTTTCAATGGTTATGGAATCTTCCATAAACAATTTTCAGATGTTATTGATGGGTCACGCCTGTCTTTCATTTTCCGCGCTGATATGTGCCTCATGTGTGTCCGTGGTTCCTGCATTGCTTTGCCTAGCTTGGTTTGTTGTGTCGTTACATCTTTGCAAGAAAGGAGGTCTGCGATGAAAATAAATGGTCTTAAACTTACAGATGAAGCTTTAGATAGTCTTCGTATTCTACAGGAAGATAATAATAGTACTATCAATGGCATTCAGGAAGGTATTTATGAAATAGAAGAACTAGTTCTGAATCCGGAAGCAGATGCTTCTTATGGGGACCGATTAGTCATGATGCAGACGCTTAGAGATATTCGCCATCTTTTTGATCTTATAAAAGTTTTACCTGGACATAAATATTGAGTATTCTTCCTTAAGCGGAACTCTAAAAAAGTTTCGCTTTTGTTTTGTCAATCCAAAAATAATATTCATCTTTGCAATGCTCAACATTTTGATATAGGCGAGAAGGCTCGCTATAATTTTGCTGCGGGCATTTTTTATGCCCATAGTTTATCATACAGTTCCGTCCCGTGTGGTGTCGTTAATGCGCCCACAGCCTATATCAGGTGTTGAGCAACGGGGAGCGGAACTTTTTTTGTTCCTTCTATTTAATAATTAATTTATTGTTTCATTTTAAATGCTCAACAAGAATGAAAACTACTACATTGTCTCTTGATGCAAAGTCAAATTATTTGCAAGAGAAAAAAGAATCTTTGTTGGAATGGCTTCATGCTGATTCTGTTATCTTTTCTTCTATCATGGAGGAAAAAATTTCTAGAACATTTTCGTTACGAATATTGTTTATAATGTTGTGCTTTGTTGCATTATTATTATCGCCCGCATTTGGCACTGTGATGTGTCTTATATGTTTTATCATATTTGCCTTATCTTTGTTGGAAACAGCAAAATATTACAAGCAGGTGCACCGCTAATAGTTTGCTTTACTAATATTATGTTTTACAATAAAATGTTTAAGGAAAATGAATATTAATGGAATTATATTAAGCGACGAGAGCCTTAATGCGTTGCGTCGTATGCAGGAAGACGGTAATAGCGAAATTGATAATGTTCTTGAAGGACTTGATTGTATAGCTGAACTGATTGAGAATCCGGAAGCGGATGCCAGTGATGGTGATCGTCTGGTCATGTTGCAGCAGCTTCGCGGTGTGCGCAAGATTTTGAAAGATCTCAAAGCATCTTCTTTTGATGAGTCAGAATAATGAAACTAAAATGGACAGTTACATCACTGCGTTGATGGCTGTCTATTCTCCCGCAACCAATGAGTCCGATGCGACTCATTGGTTTTCTACTGAGGATGTGTATGAAGCCATAAAGAAGATTGATCCGGGAACATCCGTCAGCTTGGAGGATGTCTACAATTCGCTTCTTATGGGAGGGTTCCGTTTCCAGCCACGTCCCGGAACATTGGGATGTGAGTTCCGATGGATGTTTAAACAGAAATAATTATAGATAAAATACGATATTTCTTTTAGTCTAATTCTTATATTATCAATCCTTTTTGTATATTTGCAATGTGTTCAGAATATGAACGCTGTGTAATAAGTTTAGTTACATGGGAAATTGGAGCGAACAACAAGAGGCAAAGAAAGAAGTTAAGGAGAAAGAGAAAACAAGCCGTGAAACCCTTGGAAAGTTCTTCTATGATTTGGGTAAAACATCATTTACTGCCATGGTAGCAGGTGGTGCGGTTTCTTTTTTCACAGACTCTGGCAATGATGATTATTGGGGGCTTTTAATAATTGGAGCATTCTCGACCATTGTGTTTGCTTATATTGGATATAAAATAATAAGGAGGTAATTTATGGAAGGTTTATTGATTGTGCTTGGTGGTTCTGGAATGTTAGCCTTTTTCTTTGCTATATGGTTAAATACCCGGAAAGGCAAAAAATGGCTTGCTAATTTATAAGCTTATTTTATAACTAATATGGGCGAAGGCGGTATAAAATCTGTCCTTCGCCTTTTTCTTTCCTATAATTACTTTAGCTTCAAATTTTATGAAGCTATGGTAACAGACCAACTTATCAAAAAAACATTCATTCACAATGTTGTATCCAGCGGTTTTCAAAAAATACGGCAGATACAACAGGAATTCATATCGGAGAATTTGAATGTCATATCCGGTAATCTACTCCAATCAATTCAAAAAGAGCCAGTAGGAATAATAGAAACTGAACGTCAGGTATATTATATGAGCGTTCTTCCTTATATGCGTTTCCTTGATATTTATTTTCGGGAAAACATTATTTTTCGTAGAAATTTATCCATTTATAACCGCGTGGTTTGGGGGGTACTTTATGGTGAAGTGCTTCCTTATCTTCGTTATGGCTTTACTCAAGACATACGTAAGTATATCACCCGGCAACTTCAAGAAGGATCGGATATTGATCAATTAGATTTTCAATCATATATATAGACTACTGAATTATGGCTAAGAAACTTAATGAAGACGAAATCAAGTGGATTTTATCTGTGGAATCGTCAAAGGCACAGCAGGAAATTCGCAAACTCACTAAAGTTAATAGGGAGTTGAACAAAACAAACAAAGAACGTCGTGAATTAATGCGTGAGTTAGAGGCTCAAGGAAAAAAGGAATCAGATGAGTATCAGCGTCTTGACGAAGAAATAAAAAAAAGCAATAAGACTATTTCAACAAATAACAAGCTGATTGGTGAATTGGAGAAGAAGCTGGATGTTACAGGGCTTACTATGGTCCAACTCCGAAAGAAAGCTAAAGACCTTCGCCAACAGTTGGATCAGACAGTAAAATCAACTCATCCGGAAGAATATGCCGAACTTGAAGCGGAGCTTGCCAAAGTAAATAATCGGATGGAGGAACTTAGGGGTACTGGGAAATATGCCCAGCAACAGCTGACTGCATTTGATAAAACAATGAATATGGCCAAAACGGCTGCTAAAGGTTTTATAGCTGTGCAACTTGTCAGATACTTGAAAGATGTCGGAATGAAATCCTATGAAACTCGTAAAGAATATGCCCGCTTTGAAGCGACTCTTCGTAATACTACCGGCTCTTCAGAAGAAGCGGCAAAGGCAATGAAGATGTTGCAGCAGCTTGCTAAAGATACGCCGGCCAGTGTGTCAGAATGGACTGAATCATATATTAAATTAGTTAACCGTGGAATTAAACCGACTACCGATGAACTGACAGCAATGGGAGATATCGCAATGTCCCAAGGCAAGGACATAGACCAGTTTATTGAAGCATTGCTTGATGCCATGACGGGTGAGAATGAACGTTTGAAGGAATTTGGTATCACCGCTTCGAAGAATGGAAAAACTACTGCATATACGTTCAGGGGTGTAACTACTGAGGTGCAGAATACGGATATGGCAATTAAGAACTATATTCTGTCCTTGGGCAAATTACAGGGTGTACAAGGATCTATGGCTACCCAGATGAATGAGCTGGCTGGCTTGGAATCAAATTTAGGGGACCAGATGGATTCTATCTATAATAAGATAGGTAAGAAACTTGAACCGGCTATTAAATCCTTCATGGGGACATTGGGTAAGATAATGGGTACTATTTCAGGCTATTTAGATTCAACCAATGAAAAATTTGAAGATCAAATAGGAAAGGTTATCTCATTACAGACTAAACTTGGACCTTTGCTTAGTCGGTATGATGAGCTTAAAATAAAAACCAAATTGAGTGCTGCTGAGCAATCAGAACTTAATAGTCTTATAAAGGAAATTGCGAGAATAGTACCTTCTGCTGTTTCTGAATGGAATGATTATGGAGAGGCTATATCTGTAAATACTGAGAAAGCAAAAGAGTTTATTGAAACAGAAAAAAAACGTTTGGCTTATATCAATAGAGGACAGATTGAAGAAACACAAAGCAATATTAAATCTTATAAAAAGACTGTTGATATTTATACTAAATTATTGAAAGAAGGAGGAAAATGGAAAACAGATCGTAAAACCGGAGATATGTTTTTTGTTCAATTTTCCAACGAAGAATTGCAGGATTTTAAAAAGAAGCTGGACGAAGCACAACAGTTATTGGAAGGATCTTATGAACAAATGAAGGTGCTTACAGGGCAAACCATTGAAGAGCAGATAAACAGCCGTATTGAAAGAAATAAAAAAATGGAGGAAGCTCAAAGCAAATTTAATAAAATGAATAAATCCATGCTTGCAGCTTGGATCGCAGATGAGAAGAATGCAACTAATGAGTATTTGAGTCTTGCTAAGGAAATTTATAAAAATCGTTTCCCTGATATTCCTGTAGATCCTAAGGAAATAGAGAAAGCGGCAAAAAAAGAAAAGAAGGCTATACTAGATACTGAAAAGGATGTTTTGAAATCCATAGAAGATATGCGTACCGATGATTTGCAGAAAAGAGATGAATGGTATAATAAAGAATTATCTAATCTTCAATCATCTTTATCTTCAAAAAAGATAACACAAGTCCAATATAATGCACAATTGGCTACATTAACAAAAAATGATGCTGAAGCTAGGCTAATGATAGAAAAAGGGTATTATGATGATATTCAAAGTCTTGTTCTAAAGAATGAAAACATAAAAGAAAGTGCTATTCGAGTTTCTAATCAACGTGTTTTAGATGCCGATAAAGCACTAAACAATGCCCGGTTTGAAGAAGAGAAAGAATTTTTGGAATTATTTTCAAAATACGGACAAGAATATAAGACCTTGACGTTAAAAGAAGAAAGGGATCTTCAGATAAAAATATTGGAGGAAACTTATGAAAAATTAAAGGAAATAGCTAAAAATAATAATGGTGATTTACTACAGTTAGAAAAAGACTATTTAAATGCTAAAAATAATTTGGAAGAATCTTTTGATGATAAAGACTATGAGACTAGAGAAAAATTTGATCTTCTTTCAAAAAAAGATATATATGAAAAGCAATTAGAGGAACTTCAGTCGTATTATGATAGAGGAAAACTTACTACTGAAGAATATTATGCGGCTATGTCTAAAATGATATTGAAATATCATCAAGAACAAATTGATAGTTTTAAAAACTATGGAAGTCAGATAGGGGAAGCTGTAGGAAATATCATCTCTAATCAAGAAGGTGCCTTAGCGGCTTTTGGGAATACTATCATTGATATTATGTTTGATGTTCTAACAAAAATTATTGATACAAAAATGGCTGAAGCCACTGCTGTTGCTATTGCTGAACAAGCTAAAGCGGCGGCTATTAGTGCTGCCCAACCGGATTCTGTTGCCACTTTTGGTGCGACTGCTGCTGCTCGAACCGCCATTATCAGTGGTTTGATTATGGCTGCTTTAGCTACTGCAAAAACGGCCTTAAAAGGTTTAATTTCTAAAAAAGGCTCATCTATCACATCAGGGGATACATCTTCTAATACATCATATACTCGTGTTCCCGGTAAACAGTCTGGAGGATATATAGATGTCACTCGCGCCCAGGACGGAAAAGAGTATCATGCTGTCTATGATCCTAAACGTCGTGGCTTTATAGACAAACCTACTGTTATAGTAGGAGAGGGGCCTGCCGGATCATCCAAGGAATGGGTAGCTAGCAATGAGGCGCTGAAGAATCCTACCATTGCACCCATATTGTCCATTCTTGATCAGGCACAACAGGCCGGAACTATTCGTACTTTGGATTTGAATAAATATCTTCAGGCACAGGCTATAGGTAGACAGTCTGGAGGTGGAATTCAATCCGCTACTGTACCTTCTCCCACTGTTCAGCCAGATCTCGGATTAAGCCGTTCTATAAAAGAACTTAATGACACTCTTCTGCTATTGAAAAAGGATGGCTTGCCTGCCTATACTCTTCTTGATGATTTTGATAAAGCTAGGAAACTACAAGAACGATCACGCAAAATAGGAAGTAAACGATGAAAATAACTAATGTCAATAAGGGAAGGGCATATCATTTGTCCTCAGATACCCAATTACGGGTAGAGCGCCCCAATTTGTTTTTTAATGAATATGGTGAACAAACCAATCCGGTGAGTCTCCCAGATACCGATGCTAATCGGGAAATTTTGGATTATCCGGATATTATGGCCAGAAAGCAGAAGCCGTCTGCTTCTATTGTTGCCACTATTGAAGATGACGGATATTTTATGGCCTGTCGACAGGCTGTATTGTCCGCTAAAAGAAAAGAAAGTATAGAAACTTCGTTTTATATGAATGAAGGTTCTTTCTTGTCGAAAATATCGGAAACTTCTCTATCTGAAGTGTTCGGAACGGAAATCATACCGGGGCTGTCTACTGTTGAACAATGTATAGATTTTTGTCGGTCATTGATTGGTGGAAACAATCCGGAATATGCTATATTCCCTGTGCTCATTGAATCTGACCGCACTTCTTCCAGCGGATCTCCCAAATTTGATTATATCAATCGTTATGGATTCATGGTGGATGGCACGTTTTATGACAGTCTTAATACACCTCTTACTGGTACACCGGATTTTTATAATGCCGTTCCGCGTACTGTGACGGACGGAGATACAGTTGTAAATCTTGCTGCCGGGTACTATATGTCCCCTTTTATCCGTGGAAATTATTTGCTCAAGCGCATATTGTCGTATTTCGGCTATACATTGAAAGATAACTTCTTCACTCGTACAACTCCTTTTCCCGATATGGTATTTATAAATAATTGTGCTGATACGCTGATATCAGGAAACATCCGGATAACTGATTTGTTGCCGGATTGCTCCTGTAATACTATTTTGGATGTATATCGGAAGAAGTTTTGTTGTGAGTTTATTCCTGATGAAGTGGAACATACAATAGATATCATACTTCTTAATGAAATTCTTGATTTGCCATCACAGGTTGATTTGGATGCATATTTAGTTTCCCGGATTAATGTCGAATATCCAGAATCATACAAGCAGCTGATATTGTCTTCTGAAGAACAGATTTCAAGTCCTCAAGAAGTGGAAACCTTTGATTCAATAACAGATCTTTATGGGAAATATAAACAATTACATATTGATCCTTTGGATGGTGCGTTTTATCGTCAAGGATATTATTTTTGGGTATTGTTTGGTGATCTGACCGTACTGCGGATTAATGACAAGGTTGCCGAGTCGTATATGAAATATTGTGCAGGTGGCGATCTTGAGACACATGAGATATCTGTTCCCGATTGCCAGCCTGTAATGCTCCATAATAATTTGAATGATGCGGAAGATGTGTTTCCATATATTGGAGCAGCTAATTTCCTTAATTCAAAACTTATGGCTGATAATACAGCGGAAGAGAAACCTTCATCTGATGCCAGTACAACTACTGATGTGAAACTCAATCCTATGCTTGCTTTTGCTTATACTGACCATGGGTATCCTCGTGGTACAATTTCTAATTACACTAGAAATTTATCATCAGACTCTTCTGATCCGTATATCCGTTTGTGGAATTATACATTGACTTATAATGGCAATGATGGAATCTTTGAAAAGTTTTATAGAAGGCTTGATGATATCTATCGGAATTCCATGCATTCAGTTACTGCCGATCTTCTTCTTCCTGTCAATTTGAAACAGTCTCTTTCTCCCTATCTTCCTGTCAGCTTGAATGGAGAGAAACTTCTTCTAAATATATTGAAATATAATTTAGGAGGTGGCTTGCAGCCTCTTGAAACAAGTTTCTATACTTATCGTTTGTATGAACCGGTCATCTCGGCAAAATCGTTTTCTGATTATAACACTTCTACAGGGTATATGTGGGAAGTGAAACAGTTAAAAACAACTTTGACGGAAGAACAATATAACAATTCTCCTTATAAGGATAAACAATTCGTTTCTGCTTTTCTTCCTCCTGCGACAAAAGAAGATGCGGAATCCGGTAAACGTTATTTTGTCCAGCATACAGCTCTTTCATATCAGTTTGGAGATTATATGTATTATAACGAATTTGAGGTGTGGTTTGTGGCTGTGAAAACGCCGGATGCATAATTGTCCTTTCTATAAATTCATGGGTAAGTTATTTTTGTAATAAAAACAAAAGGCATGAATATTCTGAATCAACCTGCTGCTTTATCTCTGTCCGGTAACATTGAGAAGTTCCGCATCCAATCTGCGGAATCTTTCTCTTTTGTCTTGTCAAAAGGGAATACCAGACTATTGTCTTCTGTGTATACTCCCGGTACGGATGGTTATGTTACGATTGATATACGGGATATTGTAGAATCCCAATTATCTTTTTTATTGAAAGATATCACAACTCCTTATGAACAGCCTGATCTGGCGGCTGATTTTACGGCTGTTATTGCCGACAAGAACATAACATTTCGTGTACTTCGTTGTGGGGTAGACCGTTTTTCTGGCTCTGCCGAAACTTTTTTGAAGGCTAATTTCCTAACTTGGCAGCCACAGGTGAAGAAAGTGACTTACTATTCTCCTGAGTATTTGACATATTATGCTGTGATATCCTCCTATGTAAAGGTAAAGGCCTATTTTACCGATGATGAAGGCAAAGTGACCGAAGAGGTGAAACAACTGGCTACATTGGGAGAGAAACGGGCATATACCATTCCTGTGCAATATGCTGTGATAATGGCACTATTTGAATCCCGCCTTCCTTCTTTTTATGATGTATGGGTGGAGGATGGTTCAGGTAGCCGTCTTACTTATGTGCAGCGTTATGTGGCGGGCAATATCCTTTCCGAGCAGGAGCAATGGATACTTTTTGAAAACTCCTTGGGAGGTATGGATACGTTCCGGGCTTACGGACAGCTTGATTTCCTGGCAGAACATACTCATAATATTGCCGAGATAGATGATATATCTGAAGAATATAGGGTGGATACGGAACGTAAGTTCCAGAAGAATACCGGATATCTTGACAATCGTGAACGTCAATGGCTGGTTGATTTCCTTCCGTCGAAGCAGAAGTATATATATAATCAGACTTATTTGCGACGGATTGTAGTGATAGAGGACAATACATCCTATACGGACAAGGAGCTTCCTTCATCTTATACGTTTACTTACAGATATGCGGATGCCCGCCCGCTGCTCAATCTACAGCGAACAGATAGTCTTCCGGATAATCTGGATATCCATATACCTGATTTGAATTCTTTTACCATACCCCCTCGGTTAGTTGAATTTCCTTCGCAGCCCTTGTCCGAGGGGGTGTTGTTCCCCGTACAGCAACCGTTTTCGGAGAAATGGGCGACAACGAATATAGGTGCTATTTTTGCATATGTACTGAATAAGATAAGTACAGACTATGCTGAAGGTGGAGGTATTGGACACACTCATACGAATCTGGATCTGCTCCAGCTTATATCTTATGTGGACGAATATCTTTTGGTCAATGGTAAGAAAATTAAAGCAGGTTATGCAGATGGAATTGCCGGTAATACCTTTGCTGACCTTGTAACCTTTTTGAAAGGTTTTTTGGTGGGTAAGAACGGTAGTGGTTGGACTGTATTGGAAGATGGTACGACACAAGCTGTTGTTGACCGCTTGTATGTGAAGATTAAGGCTGTCTTTGACGAGCTTGAAGTAAAGAAGAAGACGCATGTTGGTGGTGAACAGATCATATCTCCGGCCGGATTGAAGTGTGTCCGTGTGGAGGAACTTGATGAGAGTTACCGTTGTTTCTTTTTGTCAGAAGTTGATGGAGTGAGAATCAATAACGAATTTACAGTCGGTACATTAGCATTAGCCCAAGAATTTAACATTAAAGAAGGTACATCTCACAATGTATCCAACCGCTACTACTGGCGTGAGGTGACAGGTGTAGGATCTGACTATATTGACTTGAGCAAAACCAATGCCGATAAGGACAGTGATGTTCCGGCTGCCGGTGATGATATTATTGGTTTGGGACACTTGACGGATATCACCCGTCAGGCATCCATAATCTTATCATCAGTAAACGAGACTTCGCCTTCTATTATTTTCTATCAAGGTATCAACTCTTTCTCTCTTGCCGGGAAAGAAGTCATCGGGCTGGGCTTTGACAAGTCCACCGGACACGCCTATATCAATGTGTATGGTGACGCTTATATAGGCGCCAAGGATAAGAGTACCTATATTCGATATACCCAGAAAGGCGGTGTGGATATCAAGGGTATGTTTCATATCGAACAAGGTTCCACCGGATGGCGTAACATGGAAGGCTTGCCGGATGAGATACAGGCGGCT